TAGTATTATAAATACAACCCCAGGAGCAAGTACTAATGTACAAGTTGCTTTCGCTCAAACTGGATCAAACTTCTTTATATATGTTTATATGGGAGGACGATGGAGATCAGCTTCACTTTCTTAAAAACTAAAACAAAAATATATATATTTATAACTAAATAACAAAAACACAATGAGTAAAGTAAGAGTAAATAATTTAACCCCATTCTCGGGACAAAACATAACACTTGGAGGTAATGCCATTCCTTCATCAGGCAGTGATAAAACATTAGGATCAGAAGCTAACGCCTGGTCTGAACTATATGTCTCAACAGGATCTGTAAATTTTGTTAGTGGTTTTTCCACTGTAGCTTCTATAAAAGCAGGTGGTGAAGCAGGTCTTAACCCAGCTATACCATTAGGTATGGTTTTTATAGATACTACAGGTACAACACCTGGCAGTACATTAAGAGGATCATTTAGTGTAGGAAGAACTAATAGAGCATCAGGAACTGCTTCTTTAACAGTCGGTCAATCAAACACAGCTTCAGGTGATTTTTCATTAGCTCAAGGTCTAGGAACACAAGCATCCGGTCCTTCTTCTCATGTTGAAGGTGGCTATAATATAGCATCTGCTGCTTACTCACATGCTGAAGGCCAAGCAACATTAGCCTCAGGAGCTGGTTCTCATGCTGAAGGTTATAACACTATAGCTTCAGGTTCATATTCACACACTGAAGGAGAAACAACCCTAGCATCTGGAGATTATTCTCACACTGAAGGAAGATTTACCACAGCTTCAGGTGTTGGTTCTCATGCTGAAGGAGGAAGCACTAAAGCTTTAGGAACTAGATCTCATGCTGAAGGAGCAGGCACTATAGCTTTTGGAGATGCTTCACATGCTGAAGGTAATCTAGCATCAGCTTCAGGTAACTATTCTCATGCTGAAGGTCAACAAACTTTCGCCCAAGGCCAATACTCTCACGCTGAAGGTAATTATACATTTGCTAAAGGTGTAGGTTCTCACTCTGAAGGACAGTATGCTAACGCTATTGGAACATATTCTCACGCTGAAGGACTATCAGCTTACGCTTCAGGTAACTATTCTCACGCTGAAGGTTCAGGTTCTGTTGCCTCAGGATTTGCTTCTCACGCTGAAGGAAACCAAACATTAGCATCAGCTCCATTTGCTCATGCTGAAGGATCTGGTACTGTAGCCTTAGGTGATGGTTCCCATGCTGGAGGATTAAACACTATAGCTTCAGGTTCATACCAAACAGTAGTAGGCGAGTATAATGCTCTTGGTGATACAACAAGTCACTTTATTGTTGGAGGTGGAGTAAGTGGATCTCGTAAAGACGCATTTAAAGTAACTGTTAGTTCATCTATAGTAATAGCTACTCAAACTACTGTTCCATCATGGGTAGGTACTGAAGGTGAAATGGTTCCTTATGTTAGTGGTAGTGTGTATCGTTTATATGCATACTTAGGAGGTGCTTGGAGATCATCTTCATTCGCTTAAAAAATAAAAACAAATACAACAATAAGAAGACCCAATTTAGGGTCTTCTGTTTTCTCTTAATATTTATAAACAAACTCTATTCATGGCTAATATTCCAATATATCCTGGTAGTTCATCATTTTTTCCTGGTTTAACACCATTTGGATTTTATGATTTTGATTTTCAATTCCAAGAAGATGCTGATAAGGTAGCTACATTCTGTGCTCGTAGATTAGGTTATCCATTAACAGATATTGAATTACAAGATCTAAATTTTTACGCTGCTTTTGAAGATGCTGTCACTACTTATGGTAATGAATTATATGCTTTTCAAGTAAGAGATAATATGCTTTCTTTAGAAGGAGCACCAGCTGACACAGCTGTTAACACAGCTTTAATAACACCTAATTTTTCTACTATAATTAGAATGTCCCAACAGTATGCTGCTGAAGCAGGAGCAGGTGGTAATATAACTTATTATAGTGGAGCGTTAGCTTTAACTCCTGGTCAACAAACATATGACTTAAAAGACTGGGCTGTAAGCCAAAGCATATCAGGTGGAATAGAAATTAAAAAAGTATTTTATCAAGATTTACCTGCTGTGAATCAGATGTATGCTCCATTTGGAGGATTTGCTGGTTTAGGAGGTTTACCCGCTGCTGGTATCTATGGTGGCATGTATGGTGGTGGTTACGGTGGGGGTTACTTAATGATGCCTGTAGCATATGATGCTGGTGTGATTCAAGGTCTTGAATTAAGTAACACCATTAGATTGTCAAATTACACATTTGAAATTGTAAACAATAATCTAACTATTTTCCCTATTCCTTCATATAATGATTCTAGAGGAGGATTTTTATGGTTTGAATATATTAAATTAGAAGATAGATATACTAATAGTATCACTCAAACTGATGGAGATAAAGTAACAAATGTCTCAAATGCCCCATATGGTAACCCAACTTATACTCAAATTAATTCTGTTGGAAGATCATGGATATTTGATTATGCTCTAGCACTTTGTAAAGAAATGTTAGGATATGTTCGTGGTAAGTATGGAACCATTCCTATACCAGGTCGTGAAGTAACTTTAAATCAGGCTGATTTATTAGCAGCTGCTACAGCCGAAAAATTAGCTTTAATTGAAAGATTAAGAGCTTATCTTGATGAAACTTCTAAACGTTCTTTACTTGAAAGAAGAGCTCAAGAAAGTGACTTTAGAAGACAAGAAATTAATAATGTACCAATGGTAATATACATAGGATAATGGCACTATTTGGAGGCAGTAGAGATATAAGTGTATTTAGACATGTTAACCGAGAGTTACTAGGGAATGTCATCACTCAACAATGTGCTTTATATAAATTTTCCTTAGAACAAACTAATGTTAACATGTATGGAGAAGCTTCTGGGGGTAAATTTTTACAAGGACCGTACTTGTTTAATTCTTTAATTACAGTTGATGATAATACTTCACCTGTAAGTGAATTAGGTGTTGACTTCAATTGGGGTATAACAGTTGCTTTTTTACGAGATGATTTAGTAGAAGCAGATGTTCATCCTGAAGTAGGTGATATTATTTTATACCAAGAAAGTTATTTTGAAATAGACAATACAACTGAAACTCAATACTTTGTAGGTAAAAACCCTGACTTCCCATATGAAGCTAACCCTTTAAACCCAGGACTAAGCAATTTTGGTTACAATGTAAGTATTATTTGTTATACTCACTACACACCAGCAGATAGACTTAATATAATCAAACAAAGATTATGATAAATAAAAGAAAACCAATACCAAAAACCCAAAGGGAATTAAGCATTGAAAGGCAAGATCCTTATATCCCACCTGCGGGTGCTCCTGGTTTTCAAGCTACTGGTAATCCTAATAATAGTGATCAACCTAATAGAGCATTACAGACTTCTTTTAAGGGTGATACTGTTAAACCTATGTCTATTGGAATACAAGACATAGATGAAGCTATAATGTATTACTTTCAAAATGTTATTCAACCTTCAGTACTCCAAAATGGTGAAAAAATACCTGTACCTGTAATTTATGGTTCACCTGAAAAATGGAAATCGTTTCAAAAAGATGGATATTATAGAGATTTACAAGGTAGAATAATGGCTCCTCTTATAATGTTTAAACGCAACACTATTACAAAAGATAGAAGTTTAAACAACAAATTAGACGCTAATAATCCCCACAATGTAGCTGTTATAGGTCAATCATATAATAAAAGAAATGAATATAGTAAGTTTAGCATGTTAAATAATGTTAAACCTGAAAAAACATACTATGTTACTGTAGTACCTGATCATATATCTATAACTTATGATTGTATAGCTTTTACTTACTATAATGATCAATTAAATAAAATAGTAGAAGCAATGGAATATGCTTCTGATTCATATTGGGGTGATCCTGAAAGATTTAAATTTAAAGCTACTATTAACTCTTTTAACACTACAGCAGATTTATCTGAAACTGGAGAAAGAATAGTAAGAAGTACTTTTACTTTAAACATCTATGGATACATCATCCCAGACACTATACAAAAAGATTTAAAGGCAGCCCGTAAATTTTCTGATAGAAATAGAGTTGTTTTTGGTTTAGAAACCACAGGTGGTAGTATAGAGAACTTTGAGGCTAATACTCGCCAAACCTCAGCTCAAGGTACAGGTATAGCTAATGTATTTGATTCTCAAAATATTACTAATAATATAAATACAACTATTGTGACAGGTGATATAAGCTCTATAGCTGCATACTTAAGCGCTAATAATCAAGTAATAGGAACATATGTTAACTCAACTACTATAACCTTTGCCTATGATTGG